ATTACTGGTACTACTGGTAAAGATGGTAACTTTGAAGAAGTTAAGTTAGGAGATATTCAAGTTAAATACAATACTGCAAGTCAGGGAACTGGATCTGTAAATAATATTCTTGACGTTTATCCGTGGTTACAAAGTTATCTTGGAGCATATATGCTAGGTGGAGCAGGTAGTTTTCAACTTAGGGTGGTTAGAGGATAATGGCAGGACAGTTAGACTCAGCATTTAAGCAGATTGCTAAACAGGTTGTAGCTGACCTTGGATCTTCTTTTGATTCTTCTATTGTTTATACAAGAAAAGCATCGGGAAGTTATAACACGGCTACAGGTGCATATACTACAAGCGATACGACTTACAGTATTAAAGCTCCTGTTGAGTTTGTAATTTCTACTGAGGATGATGGTAGAGAGAGAAGAGAAGCAAAAGTTTATATAACACCTGATTTGATTGGAGATAATCAACCTA